ACCTACGGCCCAGGCTACTCGCCTTAATCGGAGACCACTATGCCAGAACTCGTAGCACTGCAGGCCCGCCTGCCACAATTCGAAAGCCCTGTGGAATCGCAGGCAAAGGTGCTCCAACTGCGCCAGTTGATGAACGCCGACCAAGTTGCCGGGCTGGAAATGGATCAGCGCCGCCAGGCGTTGGCCGATGATGCGGCCGTGCGCCAGGCTTATGCTGACAATGCCGACCCAGCGGAACGTCTGAAGGCGCTTGCGCGCGTATCGCCAAAGGCATACCAGGCGGAAGTAAAGGCACGCCAGGAAGCCGAGAAGAACGCCAGCGAAGTCGACTACAAGAAATCCCAGACACGCGCTGAGCAACTGAAGAGTGCTCACAGCGCGCTGGAGATTGCCGGCCAGCAGATGCAATACGTTTACCAGAATCCCAGCCTGGATAATGCCAATGCTGTGCTCGACAAGATGCAGCAACTTGGCGTCTACACCCCGGAATATGTGGCACAAATCCGCAAACAGATCACCGACAACCCTGATCCAAACCAGATCAAGAGCTTGGCCGAACAGGGCTATCGCGGCGCGCTGTCTGCGAAGGATCAACTGCCGAAGATCGAAACCCGCAACGTTGGCGGCACCACCGAAACGGACGCATTCGACCCTGTAACCGGCCTGCACCGCAACCTTGCATCGGTGCGCAATACCCAATCGCCGGATAGCGTTGCAGCACAAGAGACCGCGCGTCGTGGACAGGATATTTCTGAAAGAAATTCCAAATTGGATCGCGAGCAACGCCAAAAGCAGGGCGAAGCGCCAACCTATGACGCAGAGCGGGGCATGGTGATAGATCGCCGCACAGGAACAGCGCGCCCAGTACTTGATGCGCAAGGCCAGCCACTGCAAAGCGGCAAGGCTATGACAGAGTTCCAAGGTAAGTCGGCATCGTTTGCTGACCGCGCTGCTGAGGCGGACCGAATATTGGGCGGCCTTAAATACAACCCGGCTGCCATCAACTCGAAAAATGCTGTCGAAGGCGTGCCGCTTATCGGTGGGGCCTTGGGTGCAGCAACAAATACTCTGGCGCTGTCAGCGCAGGACCAGCAGGCAGAACAGGCACAGCGCGACTTTATCAATGCTGTTCTGCGCCAGGAATCCGGCGCGGCCATCGGCGCAAGCGAGTTCGACAATGCGCGCAAGCAATATTTCCCGCAGCCTGGCGACTCCAAGGAAGTGATTGCACAAAAGGCAGCTAATCGCAAAACGGCCATCAATGGCTTGCAGCGCAGCGCCGGGCCAAGCTACAAGGCGCCGAACGCATCAGCGGCTAAGGGTGCAGTGCCAGCCCTGAAAAACTCAAAAGGATGGATGCTGCATACAGACGCACAGGGTAATCGCGCCTATGTGAGTCCAGACGGCAAGCAGTTTGAGGAGGTGCAATAAATGGCGTTCGATCTGTCCACCGCTAAGCCTGCCGATGCCGGCACGGCACCCGCACGGACGGGGAAATTCGATCTGGCTACAGCGCGTCCTGCTACGGACGTAAGCGGAGCGTCACAAATTCCTGGTGCCACGCCTCAACAATTGGCGGCAGCTAAACGTACTGCGCCGCCTCCGGAGCAAGAGGACAGCCTGCTTGGCAAGATCGTTTCGCCTGTGGATACAGGGCTTACTGTGCTGTCCGGCATGGTCACGCCCATCATTGCGATACCTGGCGGCTTCCTGAAGTCTGCCTATGACGAAAAGGTCAACGGCGTCGTTCGCAGCCCCGAAGAAAATGCCGCGGCGATTCGCGATCGAATCCAATACAAGCCAACTACCAATACGGCGCGCCGGGCACTGGAAACGCTTAGTGAAGCTGCGCCCGTACTGGAGGCATTGCCGGCTGTCGGCAACGACTTGGCAAACCTTGGTCGTGCCGCCAGAGCAGGCGCTGGCTCCCTGCGTGAGTTGTCGGCACCTGGCGCAGCTATCCAGAATGCTGCCGACGATGCTGCGCGCGCCGGCGGCGGACGCCTTCGTGACCTGGTTCGTGGACCACAAGAGCCAAGCCTGTCGGGTGTTGGCGCTGCACGTTCGCCGGAAGCAACATTGCGCCAGCAGCGGGCCGCAAGCCTAGGCCTGTCGCCACTGACCGAGGGGCAGGCTACCCGCACGCCTGAGCAAGTTCGCTTCGAACGCAACATCGCCAAGCAGCCAGAAGGCGCCCCACTGAACAACCGGTTCATTGAGCACAACCAGCAGTTGCTGCAGAACTTCGACACCAATTTCGAAACCACTGGCGCACAGGCCCCTAGTCTGAAAGTTGCCGGCGGCGTGGTTACTGACGCTCTGGTCAAGGAATACAACGCAGCAAAAAGCCAGGTCAGCGCGGCTTACAACAAGGCACGCGCTGCCGGCGAGGGCGCGGAGCCAGTCCCATACAAGGCACTCGCTGATTTCTTGGAGTCGAAGCAGGCCGAAATCACGACCAACAACGCGCCGATGCTCAACTATGTACAGACGAAATTGCGCCAGTTGGACCCGGATGGGACTGGCCGAATTCCGGTCAATGATCTGGAAGAGTTGCGCAAGGGCGCCAGCCGTCTGACTCAGCCAGGCACGCCGAATTCCGCTTTCATCGGCGATGTGAAGGGCGCAATCGATGCGTCTATGGATCAGGCAACCGGCTCGCTCTACCAACAAGCCCGCCGCCTGAACCAGAATATGGCAAACAAGTTCGAGAACCTGGGCGCCGTGGACAAGCTTTTGCGCCGCAAGCCAGGAACAAATGACCGTGCCGTTGCACTGGAAGACGTCATCGACCAGACTGTCGTGCGCGGCACCTACGACGACCTGGTCAATGTTCGGCGTGCGCTGCAGGGGACTCAGACGCCAGAAGGATTGCAAGCATGGCGCGAGGTGCAAGGTGGTGCGGTTACCGTATTGCGCGACACTCTATTCCCCCCGCAGGGGGCACAGGACAGTGCGGGCAACATTCTGCCACGTCCGTTGGCACTGAAAAAGCTGGTTGCGGAAATGGACAACGATGGGAAATTAACTGCCCTCTTTGGTAAGCAGGGCGCGGAGAAGGTTCGCGACCTGGCCGATGCTGCCGTTGATGTCAATTACCAGACTGGAGCAAATACCTCCAATACTGCCCCGGCAATCGAGGACATGCTCAATAGGCGCTTCATGAATATCATCAAGGCGATCCCTGGCGGGAAGCCAATTGCTGAATATGCGCAGGGACGCGCGCAGAGTAAGGCACTGCGCAAGCAGGTTGACCAGGCATTGAGCGCAGATCGCAGCCTGTCGACAACGCAATCCCGCGCAGCACCATCCCAGGACGCGCGCAGCCTCCAAGACTTGCAGAGGGGTGAATAATGCCTCAGATTGCCTTCGTCGGTGCATCGTACAAGGAGCGCAGCGTCTGCCTGGATGCGCAAGTTTGCATTAACTTTTTCCCGGTGCTGGGCGAATCCGGCACGGCCAAGGCGGTGCGCGCGCTGTATGGCACCCCTGGCCTGCGCCGGCTGACCACATCCATCCTGTCGACAGTGCGCGGCATGCACACGCCGACCGATGGCGGCCCGGCGATCATCGTTGTGGGTCCGAACGTGTACCGCATGGGAACCGATTTCGCGCTTACGTTGGTGGGCACGACGGACGCTTTGACGACACCCGTTTCGATCGATGACAACGGCATTGATGCGGTAATCGTCACCGGTCCGAACGGGTTCAAGCTGCGTCTGAATACGAACGTGGTGACACAGATTGTTGACAGTGCTTTTTACGGGGCGGATGCGGTCGACTTCCTAGACACCTACGCCATTTTCAACCGACCGAACACAAACCAGTTCTACATTTCCGGGGCGAACGAAATCACCTTCAACCCGCTGGACTTCGCGTCGGCCGAGTCGAACGCAGAGCCGATTATCACGTTCATCGTCAACCATGACGACCTGATTTTCTTCAAGAAAACGGTAACTGAAATCTGGCGCCGCTCCGGTAACCCAGACTTCCCATTTGCGCGTGACACCAATGCCGCCATCATGCAGGGATGCGCTGCCGCGAACTCCGTCGCCCCGCTGGACAATACGGTATTCTGGCTGGGCGGCAGTGAGGAAGGCGAGGGCATTATCTGGCGCTTGGATGGTTACACCCCGCGCCGCGTATCGACCGACGCCATCGAAACCGAACTGGCCAGCTACGACACGATTTCTGACGCGGTGGCCTACTCTTACCAGCAGGAGGGGCATGCTTTCTACGTACTGACGTTCCCGTCTGCCGGCAAGACGTGGGTCTACGACGCGGCAACGCAACTGTGGCACCAGCGCGCCTACCTGAATCCATCCAATGGGCAACTAGAACGTCATCGTTCGAACTGCCATACCTTCTTCAACCGTACGCACATCGTTGGCGACTGGACGGATGGCCGCATTTACGCTCTGGACCTGGACTATTACAGTGACGATGGCGACCCTATGCCGGCCATTCGCGCCGCATCGCACATTGCCGGGCCGGATTATCAATGGCTCACCCATGGACGGCTGCAAATTGACATGGAAACTGGAGTCGGGCTGACCAGTGGCCAGGGTTCCGATCCCAAGGTCTACTTGGACTGGTCCGACGACGGCGGCCGGACGTGGAGCAACCAGCGGGCGGCCAGTGTCGGGCGCAAGGGCAAATACCGCGCGCGCGCCGTCTGGAACCGTCTCGGCCGCTCCCATGACCGTGTCTACCGCATCACCTGGAGCGACCCAGTTAAACGCGTCGTGCTGGGCGCCACTCTGAATCCGGAGAAATAATGTCGACGCTCAACCTATTCCCGGCCCGTGTGGCGATTGGCGTTGTGCAGGAAAACGGCACGGTGCTGATGACACCGGAGTTCTTCCGCGCACTGACCGACGTTCTGCAACGTGTCGGCGGCGAGGGAGGCAGTGACAATTCGGACCTAGAGCTGATGTCCAGCACCGCCCTGCCGCCCGTGGTCGACTTCAGTCAGTTCTACGATGTGCTGGCCGCCCTGCAAGTGGCAGAGGCGAGTAATGCAGAGATGCAGAAGCGCATCAATGACCTGGAAGCGCTCTCTGGCTATACAGACCCATTCCGCGTGAACTGGGAGCGGCCAGGAAGTATTGGCTCGCTGACGGCAGCACCTGGCGCATTCACCACCCTGACTGCAAGCGGCGCAGTGACGCTCAGCCCAGCGAATGCCAATGTCGTGATTAGCCCAACCGGCACCGGTACCGTAACGTTGGCGCCGGCCACCGCTGGAACCATCAACAACATGTCGATCGGCGCGACCACGGCCGCCACAGGTCGATTCTCCACAACCACATCAGTAGGCGCATTCGGCTGCAACGGGAAGACTGCGCAGACGGCTGCCGCACTTGGCGCTGCTGCAACGGACTTGCCTACGGTTATCACTTTGGCTAACAATATGCGTACTGCGCTCATTAATAACGGCATCGGCTCATAAAAGGAACGTCATGACCATTTCGCAAAAGAACATCATTCCCGGCGTCGCGCTGACTGGCGCGCTGGTGACGCTCTATACAAGCCCGACCGGCACCAAGACGCGGATCATCAACGCCACGATCACCAACGATACGGCCGGCGTTGTGGCGGCGACGGTTCATATCGTGGCGTCGGGCGGCGCAGCATCATCAGCCAACAAGCGCATCAGCGCCCGCAACATCGCCCCCGGCGAAACCTACACCTGCCCGGAGTTGATCGGCCGCGTGCTGGAGCCTGGCGACTTCGTCCAGGCCCTGGGCAACGGCCTGTCGATGGACAGCAGCGCATTCACGCAAGTATAAGGAGAAACACATGGCCGCATCACTGATGCCCGTACCAAAGCAGCATTACACCGGATTCGGGACGCGTGCTCTAGCCGGCGGCAAGATTCACACGTATTCTGCAGGAACGAACACCCCGAAGGATACGTACACGAATGCCGCCGGCACGATTGCCCAAGCCAACCCGATCATCCTGAACGGGCGCGGCGAGCCGGACAGTGCGATCTTCTGGAATGGATCGTACAAGGTCGAAGTCATGGACGAGTTCGACAATCTGATCTACACGGTGGACGACTACAACACTGACCCTTACGGGTTCGGTGCGGCAATCGGCAGCCTGCGCTCTGAACTGGCTGATGTTTCCGACGTTGAAAACGGCTCTGCCATGATCGGCCGGGGCGTGCAGATCGTCTACTCGATCACTCAGTTGCGGGCCCTGGTGAAGACAACCCCGTCCAAAGACGCGATGATCTTCGACAACACCAATAATTTTGTCAGCCATTACCGCCTGGACGTGGCCGACCTGACCAGTACGGATAACGGCGGGACGATCATCGTTGCAACGGATGGCGGCCGCTGGAAGCTTGTTCACAACGGCGTGATCCACATTGCACAGTGGGGCAATAACCTGGCGAACGCGATCGACAACATGCCGGTGGGCGGCGTCCTGCTGCTTGGCAATACGCCAGTGGTGGCGAACTTCTCAAAGACGCGCTCCGACCTGACGATCCGCGGCGCCGGCATGCCAAGCTACAACGCCGGCGGTACCGCGCTGACGGGTGGATCGATCATTCAAGGCAAGCTGCAACTGAACGGCGACCGTCTGCGCATGGAAAATTTCGGTGTTGATTGTGGCTCCGATGTTTGCACGGCGATCAATGGCGGCACCGGCATGGATGCCCTGGTGATCACTGATGCGGCCGGCACGATCCGCAATAACATCGTGGTGAAGGATGTTATCTGTCTGCTGAAAGATCCGGCTGCCGCATTCCACAACTTCCTACTGCAAGGGCTGGATAAGAGCAACTTCCAGAATCTGATTGCCCGCAATGGCCAGTGGGGCGTGGTGATGAAAACCACGAACAGCAACGGCAATGGATTCCTGGCCTATAACTGCTCACAGGCGGGCTTCACGTTCAAGGCGGACTCTGGCGTCACTGGCACACCGGCGCTGCGCTGCAACGTGGATAATGTGTTCATCGACAACAGCGGTCTGGCGACTGCCGTGCAGGGCATCCTGATCTATGCGGCCACCAGTTCCCTAGCTGACTTCACCCTGACCAACGCACAGACGCGCGGCGGCGATATCGGGGTCAAACTGGTCTGCGACACCCGCGCCGTGAACGTGAACCTGCTGCGCGATGTGACCATGAGCAACATCATCATCGAGGACGCGGTGACATATGGCTTTGACACGTTCGGCGCCATTGCCGGCGTCGAAGTCAGCAACATGGACATCCGCAACACCACGTCGAACAAGTNNCATCGACGTTCAAGGTAGGCAAGTACCTTGGCACCATGGGGCTGAATGGCGTGCAGACGTGGGTTCCAGCATGGACCGGCCTGACCGTCGTTAATGGCACTGGTGGGGCGACTTTCACCGGCTCCTATCGCTTCGATGGCCCATTCATCGAGGGCGAAGCACAGATTGCCACGACTGGCACCTGTACTACTCAGAGTACTGCAAGTTCAACCTTCATCAACAACCTGCCTTACCAGCCCGTGCGCAATAGTACCTGCACGGTTGTGAGTGGAACTGTGACTGATGGCGGCATTGGGCTGGTTCAACAAGGGGGTACAAACTGCTTTACCTCTTCGTGGGCTGCCGCTGGCGGTACGCGAGTGGTACAGTTCCGTTACCGATTCCAAACTAATTAACGAAAGGAAATAATATGCATAAATTTAATATGGGTACCGGCACTGGTGGTGGCCAGCAACGCCCGCCAGAGAAAACCTCTGTGCCAACCACCCCGACGAAGAAGAAGACGAAATGAACTCTTGGCGCGCGCGGGCCGGGATGCTGGCGGTAATCGTCGGCGCCATGCTTCTGCATCGATTCCTGATCGACTCGGCAGAGCACAACACGCCTACCGGCATGCTCCTGTTCCACGGAACGGCGATGCTTGCCGACTGGCTGCTGCTGTGGCTCGTCGCGCCACTTCTTCTGCAAGGCCGATTGCTCGACTGGTCGCAATGGTTCTTGGTTGCGTTCATGTTTGGCAATGCAATCGGCTGGCTTCTGTATATGAGCTACGCACCGCCCAGCATCTACAACACTTACATGTGGGTGCTGACCGTTGCGCAGTGGGCCTGTTTCTTTATCCCCGACCGCACCGATGAAGACAATACTACTGATCGTCCTAGGGTCGATATGGTTCGCCATCGGCATATTGGCAGCGGTCGCAACAATACTTGAGCGAAAAAATGAACGAAAGCGAAAGCACAGCATCCCTGATTGAGAACGCGATAGCCAGCACAAAGGTATCGGCTTCCATCGCGGCTGGCACGGCAGGCATTGGCGCCGCGGCGAAGATGGAGCTTATCCAAGGGTGGATGTCCATTATCTCAATGGGCGTCGGTATCGTCACTGGACTGCTCATCGCCGGTTGGTGGGCCATCCGCGTTGAAAAAGCCTGGCGGGATCGGCATACCTCAAAGGAGTAGCCATGCAACTCACTGAACATTTCTCACTGGATGAACTGGTGAACTCGCAGATTGCCACCCGGCGCCGGATCGACAACACGCCGGCCGATCGGATCGTTGAAAACCTCAAACGCACCGCAGCCGTGCTGGAAGAGATCCGCGCACTGGTCGGCAGGCCGATTGTGGTTTCCAGTGGCTACCGCTGCCCGGCGCTAAACGTGGCCGTAGGCGGTGCCAGCAAGAGCATGCATGTTCAAGGCCTGGCTGCTGATATCAACGCTGTGGGCCTGTCTGCACGCGAATTGGCGCAGAAGATTTCCGCCAGCGATATCTTATTCGATCAATTGATCCATGAGGGCACGTGGGTTCATGTCGGCCTGTCGGAGAAAGAGCCGCGGCGCCAGGTATCAACTGCGCACTTCGGCCCATCCGGAACCACTTACGTAGCGGGGATTGCATAATGGACTGGCAATCGTTGGTGAGAACGGTAGCCCCCTGGCTGGGAACCGCGCTGGGCGGCCCTCTCGGCGGCATGGCAGTCGAAGCGATCGGCAATGCACTTGGCCTGCAAGACAAGACTGTCGAGACCGTCAAGTCTGCTTTGGCCGGCGCTACGCCAGAGCAAATGCTGGCCATCAAGAAAGCTGACCAAGAGTTCGCGCTGCATATGCAAGAACTTGGCTTCAAACAGATTGTCGACCTTGAGGCAATTGCGGCCGGCGACCGCAAGGATGCACGCGACATGCAGAAGATGACGCGAAGCCTCATCCCGGCAATCTTGTCCGTGCTGGTTACTGTCGGCTTCTTTGGCCTGCTGCTCGGCATGATGTCCGGATGGCTGAAGGTCAGCGACTCGCAGGCCCTACTGCTTATGCTTGGATCGCTGACAACCGCATGGGGCGTTGTCATGGCATTCTGGTTCGGGACCACCAACGATTCCAGCCGCAAGACTGAACTGCTCGCACAATCCTCACCGGCAAAATAGAAAAAGCCCGCATCTTCGCGGGCTTCTTTTTAGCTGTTTCGCATTACCCATTCTCGGGCCTTCTCGATCAGCCATAGTCCATCACGATTCGACATTCCGGAGCTTCGGAAAACGAATTGGCCATCCGAGTCTGTTCCTATGACCAGGCATTCGATGAGGCCATCCTCGGCAGCGCCTTCCAGTGTCACTTCGACCGTTCGCCCGTCGCGCGGTGCCAACACATGAAGTTCAGCCATCACTCCCCTTTACTAGCTTCCGCCAGGATGGCGCGAGCAAATGCCATGCCTTCTTCGTAACTGCAATTCACATGCTTGCTCATGATTTCGTGAATTCGATCTTCGCTTATCTCGGCCTTCGGCTGGGTGGCTAGCTTGTACCGCGTTACGATTTTCTTCCCATAAGGCCCGAGGTCTTCAACGTGAACCGTTTTGATTGGCTCTTGCTGTGCTGGTACTGGTGCGGCAATAGGGCTGGCGTAGATCGCTACCGGAAATTCGGAAGTGTTGCCGTAGCTAACATATCCAGAGACGCCCATTTCCTCGGCCAGTTGGATTTGCATTCCATAGGAGATATAGCCGATAGGCTTCTGCTCCAGCATTGCTGCAATCGCTTCGCGATACCCTTGGGTATAGCTCATCTGCTGGAGCGGAGGCCAAGCAGCGGCCCAATCGCCAGGAAGTGGAATATTGGCCCAATCTACCGGTGCTCCCCCGCTCCATTCGAGTTGCTGGCACACCTCATCCCGCTCCGCTTCCGCTTTCTTCAGGCG